AAAGTGAAGCTCAAGGGCTAATTCAGCGTCGTCTTCTTTTAGCTTACTCTTTATGAAATCCATAGCCTCACGGTAAGTCTTCCCCTCATAAGAAGAATACACCTTACTGTCAATACCTCGGTAGGTTAGTTCTTTTTTAAGGGCTTTAGCTACTTTGCTGTTGTATTTCCACTCGCTGTCACCTTTTACGTTAACAGCCCCTTTGTCTCCTCTACGAGAATGACCAACACAGATAGCGACTAATTCATCGCGCTTCAAGCTCGGCTGCGTATCGTAGGAGGTCTCCGATTGTCTCCCTTTCTTCAGCAGAGAAAGAATGCGCTTCAAGACGTTCAATAAAAACTGGAATTTCACTTTTCTTTATCACCGCGCACCCACTCATCAATACGGTCGTCCATACGAGAGCGGCGGCGGTTTTTATAATGTTTGGTATATTCGTCACGAATCTCAAAAAACATGTCAGCAAGCTTAGGGAAGTGCAAGAGAAGGGAGACGATTAGCTTAATCATTTCTTACGGGAAACTTTAGCAGACTTAGTGTTCGATACAAACTGCTTACCTTTAGCTCCTTGTTTCTTTTTCTTGCGAGCGGTAGCAGCTCTTTGCTTAATCGTAAGTCTTTTAGCTTTAGCTAACGGAAGGCATCTGTCAGGGTTCTTCTTGTTTTTAGAAGTTCCACAAGGACCTTTTATCTTGCCGTCCGTTCCTATACGCACCCATTTCTGTTTGCGCCACTTAGCTAACTCACCCACGTTTCTTTTTAATTTTTAGTTTAGACCTTTTACCCTTGCCGTATTTAGGGTCCTTACAGTATTTTGAAGCAGCCATGTTAGCATAGGCGCTGGGATATTTATCGAACGTGCGCTTAGCCCATGCAATTCCTTTGGGACATATTTTAGCCATGCTTCACCTGAAGGTTATTTGTTTCTTCACTTCTTCTTAATAGAAAGACTAGACTTCTTAGCTGCTTTCTTAGCTGCTTTCTTAGCTGCTTTCTTTCCAGCAGCCGTGTAAGGGTATTTCTTTTTTCCAACTTTAGGCATGGGATTATTTGTTAATGGGTTAGTTTTTGTCCTTGGCGTTGCCTACATTAAGGGCAAGCCAGTCAACAATCTTGTATAACTTAGCGGCCCACCCGTCGTCAGCCGGTGTCGGCGTAAGAGCTGCAATAGCTGAAGCTGCTGCGACAATAGCGGTAAGGGTGCTAATGAGGGTGTCTTTGTTGTCAATTAGGTAATTAATAATATTCATTTTTTATATCATGGTTGATATTGCAAGACGGCGCTCAACTTCTTTGCGATACGCAGGGTCAACCTCGTAACGCTTTTTTCCTCTAGCGTCTCGTTCAGCCATTGCTGCTAAAACTTGAGCGCGGCTTTCGAAAGCCGATTCTCCAGACCCTTTGGTTCCTCCTTGAATAAAAGAAGAAGGACTAACACCGTTAGCCTCTTCATACTTAGTCTTAATCCAGTCTAGAGCTAGCGAGGCTTGCTCATCAGTTCCTGTTTCAAGTGCTTTGTTGTATGCTTCAAGTTGGTTTTCACTAAGAGCCTCAGAGGCCCACTCAGAGATTTGCTCGTAAGCCTCACGGCCTCCGATTTCACTTAACAACTCAGCCTCTCCAGAAGCCTGTAGTGCTTGTTGTCCTTCGATATACGAGTCAACTAAGTTTCGGCTAAGACCGCTAGCTTCAAGCGTTTTATAGGTGTCTTCGCTTAGTTGACCTTGTTCTGAAAACTCATCAGAAGCAGCGATGATTGCCGAAGTCTGAGAGTCTTCATCTGTAGAGTCTTGAACCTCAGTCGGAGGTAAGTCCTCTTGTTGTTCTTGAGTCTCTTCGTTAGAGCCTAACTTGCCTTCAAGGCTGTTGTAGGCGTTAGCTAAGTCCTCTGGTGTTTTGAACTTATCGGGAAGCCACTCTGGACGGTCGTCAGCTTGGACTTCTTGTTCTTGAATAGCAGCAGCTTCCTCTTCTAAAGAGATTTGCTCGCTTTCTGTTTTATCGTTAATGATGTGGGTGTCAGCCATTTTTTCTATTGTTGTTGTTGAGGTGTCTCTTGTTCGGCCATCGCGGCTTCGTTTGAGACAGATTCTTTAGCGATGTTGCCTAAGGCTGCTACGCCCTGAGGCGCTGCTTTTTCTGCCAATGACATCATCTGAGCTTGTTGCGCTTCTTGTTGAAGCTCTTCCTGCGTCTTAATAAGTCCTCTGGTCTTGATTCCAAGACTAGTAGCTCTGCGTTTGAAGTATTCTTCAACATTAACAAACTGACCGATAGCTTGTGGTCCCACCACTTGTGCAGCTCCAGCCAAGAACAAATCTAATTTTTGTAGGTCGTTTCCTCTACCAAGAGCTTCTACTCCCGTAATGATTACAGGCTTAACCAAGTCCTTCGGTAGGTTAGGCATACGCTTCTTCTTGGCCATGATGTCCATGACCCGGTTGACCATAGGAAGCTGAAGTTCGTTACTAAGGAGCGAGTAGAGTCCACCTAGTGCAGACTCAAGCTCCAAGGTGAGCATTCTAATCTCTTCTGCTGTAACACGCTCAGCTTGCCTTACAACTCCTGAGGTAAGCAGGAAGGCTTGCCCAAGGCGTTCTTTGATACTGTCAGCGGTTTGCGCTGCAATACTAAAGTCTGCTGCTTTGTTAAGCTGCAACACAGAAACATCGTTGGTGTTTCCTTGAGTGATTGCACCGTTAGGACTTTCAGCGAGAGTCTTAGCTCGTGTGGTTCCGTTAGGATTAACAAGGAACAACACCTTAGCAGCCGCTGCTGAGCCTTCAACAATAGCTTGGGTGAGAGTCTCTAGGCTGATTAAATCACCAAGATACTCTTCTACATATCCCCTACCATAATCTTCCCCGTCAATCTTAGAAAAACGAAGAGGGATATACGGTAGTTTTTCTTTACTGAAGGTTCCCACAGAGCCTTCTACAATAGTACCCTTGACTTCCTGCCTTACTGACCACTTCTTACCTTGTAATTCAACACAGGTAAACAGGTCACAGTTACGTCCTAAGGTGTCGCCGTCAATAAACCCGGCGGCTTCCTTTACGTTGTCTGGAAGTGTATTGTAGTCGAGAGTCTCCTTTGTAATAATCTTAAAAGGATTACCCATAGGGTCACGCTTGATAACAAAGCGGTCCAAATGGAACACACGCATACCACCTTCCTCCGGGATGTAACACAGTGCATTACCAGTTACGATTAAGTGTTTGAGAAGTTCGTGAACGCCTACACGGTAGGACTGTTTACTAATCTCTTCCATGACCGACTCCTCAACACGTTGAAGAGCGACTTCCATTTCTGAGATAATCTCTTGGGTTGCGCCTTCTTGACGCAGTTTGGGTTCGTCAAAGTTAAGACGGAAAAACGGGGCATTGGGAGCCAATAAGGCTAGTAGTAACTTGGATGCTAAATTGTTGACCCCTCTTGCTCCAATGCCCTGAAAAGGTGTTTCTAAACGTGAATGAGAATTATGCCCATCTTCCGGCATTACATACGGAAGAGTAAGTTTAGAGGCTTGACGCGCTCTGTCTAAAAAAGAGTGCCTCTCACTCTCTAAAGAAATGTATTGAGACTCGATTGAAGTTCCGTTCATTAAATTGTTTCTTCTGCTTCAGGTTTAAGTGCTAAAAATTCTAGTTGAGTAAGCTCTTGGACTCCCTCGGCCCCCTCAAGCATTAAGTCGTCTTTCTCGGTAAAGCGCCAGCAGTCGATGGCTATGAGTCGCCCTGAGCCGTCCGTGGCTTCGGAAAGGTTTTCGACAGGTGGAAGTCCGGTGAGCGTAGTGCCTTGCTTGTTGGGATACCCACGGTCTGAGTCAACTGCGCTCACGAGTCCTGTATAGAGTTCGTCAGGCTGGACAACATAGTAACGAGACCCTGTGTCAGCTCGTGACTGCTCAATGTCTGTAAGTGGTTGTTGTTCGTCGTCCATTAGTGAATTGGTAGTTCAAGGTTAAGTTCATCCAGTGCCTCAAGGTCTTCTTCGATAGGCGGCTCCCACTGTAGTCGCTGTAGGTATGTCTCAAGGTTGATTTCTTCGATACCGTCTAGGTCAAAGTCGTCGGTCTCAAGGATGCCACTTCGTTTAACACAATACAGTCGGTCGCTGTTAGTCTCTGGGTCTAAGAACAAGTCAGCCCATACGG